GGTCTGGCGAATGATCTCGACCTTACCGTCTTCAGTACGCGCATCCACAATCAGGCTGCCCTTTTTGCGCAACGTATATCCATACGATGGCTTGTACATTGTGCGCATAGACTTATCAGCTGTTGGGACGTACGCCATGACGATATTATCCGACCAGATATCAGCCATTGGATCACCGATAGTCGGCTCAAACATGGATAAACCGATGACAATATTTTGGACTTCAAAGATATCCTTCAGATCTTCGATTCGTACTAAACGCTTTGTGTTAGTTGACAGCAGGCCGCGCAGCTGAGGATGACGTTTCAGTACGCGCCACGACGATTCGCCGATTACCATCGTGTTCGCTTTTTTGCCGATTTTCTTACGAATTGCGTCGTGCGCATCGGAGACAACACCCTCGGGATCGGAGTTAGTGCCGTCAGTAAACTGGCTAGTACCCGAGAGCGCAGTTTTGTTGCTGTTGGCGTAATTATCAGCGTTCTGAGCAAGATCCGCGCAATATTTTTCGCGGCGTAATTGAATGCCTTCGGTTACTACATCGTTCGCATGAGCACGCAGTGGGAGGTTGGCTTCTGCGTCCTCACGATAGTCAATCGGATATTCGAGATCGTGCTCGTCGAGGATGATATCTAAATTACCGATGTCAGATGGCTGGATGCGATTAGACTTCGCACGCAGCGCGCGTAGTGTTTCATAAATGCGGAACTTTTCTTTTCCGAACAACGGAATCTTCCCGCCTTCCTTGTCAACGTTAACAACAGGGAATAGCGCTTCACATGCCATTTCCGCATTATCGTAGCCGTATGCTAACTCAGTTAGCACCGGATCTTGTTGACGCAAATTTGATAAACGACCCATAAAGTATCCCCTTATTTATTGCCAACCGCGTAGGCCGCGGTTGTGTAGTCAACGTTATGCGCTTTCATGTGCGCTCGAATTTTTTTATCCAATTCAATCGACTCAGGCGAAGTGCCTTCGGCGTAGCTCACCGAGTCGTCGTCCGTATCTTTAGCAGCGGCCGCTTCCTTCGTTGCGATCTCCGCAAACTCCACGCGGGTCGGCAATGCAGAGAGCGAATCAGCAAACGCTTTATGCAAGGGTTTTGCAGCGTCGCCTTCGCCAAAATTCACCGGCGTTGCTGCGGCGGCGTTTTCGAGCGTGGTTAATACAGCGGCAATTAACGGTGCTTCGTCTTTACCGATGCGGGTTTCTGTTGCCAGATTTTCAGCAAAGGCGACGTTTTCGCGGGCGCGCTGATCGGCGGCGTCTTTAGCGCGAGCGGTTTTCTCGGCTAGCAAATCCGCTTCGAGCTGTTTGTTTTGTGCAGCTAACGCTGCGGCTTCTGCTTCGGTCACGGTGGTGTCCTCTTCGGTGGTAGGCGTGGCTGGTTCAGGTGTGGTGGTTGCAGGCTCGTCGACAGCAGGCAGACCTTCGGAAAATTCAACAGTGATGCATTCATCCGCTTCGGAAAAATTCGCTAATTGCGGTGCGCGCAGTCCTTTAATTGCTGGCGGTTGAGCACCCAAAAATGCAACGTGGCGTAGGTAATACACACCCGGCACAGGGTTGTGCGCGCTGGTTGGTGTATAGAAAGAAGCAGAGACTTTTTTAAACGCGCCGGTTTTATGCATTTCTGCAAAGTCGGCATTAACTTGATGCGGGATTGCTTCGGGGCCGTCGGCCGCCATTTTCATCGCACGCACCCAGCCATAAGCCGGTGCGTCGTGTTCCGGGTGGCCGATAACTAAAGGCGCTTCGTGAAGTTCGGGATCGTAGGCTTTTACAGACGCGGTTAAATCCGATTCGCTGAAATTGATTTGCTGGCCGCCCATATCAATATGAGTGCCGGGCTTGAATAAATGGATGACAGGATCTGGCATGGATGCAACTCACGAAATAAATAACGTGAGGTCACTATGCGGCGGTTCGCGAGCTGGGTCTTTTAAACGAGTTTAAGAGTTTTTAACGATTTTTGCGGGAGGGGATAACGAAATCAAACAGTGCGGGCAGAATAACACAATCTTGCGCGGCAAGAAGGCCGTCATGACGCGTCAAAAGACGCCTTACGAAAAAATGCGGGTGAATACTCAGGTTTCATGTTTTAACGGCACACGGCGTCACAGAAGCGACTGCTGCGATTCGTCATGTATCTGCTGCTTCACTTTGCGAATGACTGCATAAATCCAAACTGTGGACACTTTGTATTTTGCGGCCAGCGCAGCGTGGTTTTTACCCGTGAATTCGTTATAGATATCTAAATCGCGTTTGCGTAAACGCATGATGCAACCCTTGCCGAAATACAATTGCTGACCCGCCCAGATTTCGCCGAGCTGGTCGACGACGTCGAGCGCGAGTTTGTCTGCATCGTCTGCGGACAAACCTGCTGCGCGCGCGGCAGCGGACGTGTGGTCGTAGAGATCCATTAGCATTTCTGGCGCGTCACGCATAGATTTAGCGGTGGATTGATGGGCGGGCTGAGTTGTCATGCGGCCTCCTAATTAGCTGGTTTTGATTTAACGCGCTTTTGCCACTGCTTGAGTGACTCGATTAATTTAATCGTTGTGTAGTTATCACAAAATTGCGGTGCTTTAAATTGCCCGCTTGTTTGACGATCAACGTACGAGCGCAGCGCAGCATCAGATGCGTCGCGCACAATGCCGTCTTTCCCCATCGCGCGCCACTGCGCAATTAATTTATCTGTGAGCGTGCCCGTGGTTTTAGACGATGTTTTTTTAGTAGGGCGACGTGATTTAAACCCGCGATCTTTAAACGCCTGCAGCGCTTTGTTTAAATCGATCACGCCCATGTCTTTGCAGCTAGTTTTACCCGTTGCGGCTTTTAATACCGTGCGGTACGTGTCGTCGTCCATACCGAGCTGAGTTTTAGCGATGTGAATTTGAGCTTTTAAATTAGCCATTTTTTTAAACCTGTTTTTGATGATCAATCAATAACACACGGGTGCGCGGCGATCTCGTACCTCGACGCGCGACTCCGGCGTTATTTTTTAACCGGCACAACGCCATCCCGCGCACACACCCAGACCGTTACACACGGCACAACGTTAATGCACAGCCGCTTGTTATACGCCGAGTAGTGCGCGCCGATCCATAGCGCGTGTGAGTTAAATAAAACGCCCGCTTTCATGACGCCACCGCTAACAATATCGTGACAGTAATTAATACTGTGATGGTTGCGATGCCGTGTGTCGTGAAGTTATTCATCGCTGACACCCTTTATAAAAGCCTCGGTCAGTGCTGAAGCGACGTTTGTCGGTCTAAGATCGCAGAGAGGTACCTTATGGTTTTTTCCGCGATATTTAACCATCGCTGAATCGTCATAAAGTTCTACGATTTTCCCGTCTCGCGATTTAATTGAAAACCCGTGGCGAGTAGGTACACACAAAGTAAAACTGACTTTATCTCCTACATTGAATTTGCTAGACATAATCAACTCGCTATTGTTTGAAGTGGGGTAGTTTGCACGCGTTCAGCGCCATCCACAGGAGGGTTCATTTTTTCTTTAATCCACGTGGCGGCTTCCGCCAGCACCTCGGCTTCGTCAGTCCCGGTGATCGGTAGCGCGATATCTCCGATATAGGCGCGATGCACAAAGTCTAAATCGACGATATCCACTCGCGTCTCAATCTCGAACTGGCTCAGGTACGCGGCGCGTTCTTTAACTGTTTTTAATTTTCGATAAATTGCTTTTTGTGCGTTATTCATGACGGACGCTCCACCAGTGGAATTGCTGTTTCGAGATGCTTAATTTCGCGCTCTAGGCTGTATACGTCTTGCTGCATTTCTGCGTGCTTAACACGCAGAAAATTGAGCTTTAGCACTTGGCCCTTGCGGCAGTAGCTGCACGCTCGATAGTTTGCGAGACGGTCGTCGATGCCGGTGTCGTCGCAAATTGTGCAGAGAGGTTTTTTATTAACCATTGGCTTTCTCCAGCTTTCTTAACCGAGCGCGTATTGCCGCGGCGACCATTTTTTGTAAGCCGGGCATTTCGCTCGCGGCGATCAGTTGGGCTTTATTCATTGTTTTTACGCAATCGAGACGATCCTCAGTGCTCTGCCACGAGCCGCCGGTCACGGCGGCGAATGGATTACCGGACATAACCACCTCCCACCGCTGCGATATCCAACGGAATCGGGCGATATTTATCGCTGTCGTTAATGCGCTCAGAGACGCGCACATAAACTGTTGAGCCGTCGACACTGATAGAGTCTTTGAGGGCTTCGCAGGCTTGTATCCAGTTGGGGTGCTTGATGTCGTAGCTGAGTAGGCGTAACAACTCCGCGGTGCGTAGTGAGCCGCCGCGGGTGGTGCGGAATGCGCCGTCGATCAATGCGCGAGCGTCGTCGTTTGCTCCCGCGGTTACTTCATCGAGATAGCGCAAAAACAATTCTTTCGCGGCTTCAATTTCAAGACCAAACGAAATACGGTCAGCAAATACGCGTTGGATTTTATAGCGTCCGTCGTAACTGCTTATGCTGATATTGCCCTTATCACCGCCGAGCTGTACGTCGTATTTTTCAGCACCGATTTTTATTAGATGCTGAATATCATCAAGAGCGGTGCGCTTAAACTTCACTAAGTCCATGTGAATTTGTTGTGCACGCTGTGCCAGCATGATCGCCGCTTGATCCTTCAATAAATCAATCGGTTTTATATTCTCGGCTTTCACTAAATCGCCGCGCGAGTTTTTCATGTAGCCGTCGGGTATTTTGTTTTCAGTAGTCATTGATCGTCTCCATATATTCACTACGGTCGATGTCTTCGATGATTTGCAGCGCAACCGCTGCAACTTGCACAATCTCGCTCCGAAGGCCGTATTTTTTAGGCCCGTTTGCACGGTAATGCAGTATTGCCTCTGCCCACTCGCCGACTTCTTCGGATAAGATCAAGTGCCAGGTCGATAGCTCGTGTTCGTCACGATCCGCGCCCCACTCTTGGTCTTGCGCGGACATTTCTTGCATCACGCTTTTTAACGCTTCGCTGGCTAAGTGCGGGATTTTTGGTTCAGTGTTCATTTCACACCTCGGGTGCTTCGGATATCTATTAACGTTTGGCCGCACTGACGTATTGAGCGCTGGCCGTGTTTTATTTTTTCTTTGCAGCAGCTGGGCCGCGTCACTTGTTCAATTCGTACCGGCCCGTGCAGCGGGCAATTTGCAATCCAGATGTTGTTCATCTCGGTGGCCCTTTATTTTTTCGAGTTCGTTTTCGTGCCTGGTCTAAATCTATGACTACGCCACGCGGTATCGGCTTTACCGTGTGGCGTCGGGCTTTGGTCGCATGAGCGCTATGTCAGCGAGTGCGTTAGAAATAGAGCGGGACTCGTCGCCGCGTCCTGCGGCGATGTCGTCCCCAGCGGCGGGTGCTGCTGTTTGGGTTGTTAATTTAGGTGCCTGATCGTTTGATCGGGCGAATACGGTGCGCGTGGTCAGCACAACGAGGCACTGCAGCAAACACAGCGCGATCATTTGCATGGCAAGCGGTAGATATACAGCCAGCGCGACCGGGGCTGGTTTTGCGGCCTCGGTTTGCAGCGCGGTGAGATCCGCGCGGGCCGTGGCTAGTTGCTGCTGTGTTGACGCAATCAAGGGTGCCCAGCCGCCCCTGTGGGCGCTGTTGTCGTTGTATTGCGCTAACGATGCGGTGAGGGTTTCAATCTGCGCCTGTGCGGCTTGTGTGCGCGCTGGCAGCGTATCGGCGGCTTGCTGTGTGGCGCGTTGACCGTCGAGCATGGGCGCTGCGAGCTGATACAGCGGGGCTATTAATGCCAACGCGGTGGCGAACACGGCGATGCAGTTGCGTAAAAAGCTACGCGCAGACCACAGCCAGATTGCTCCGGCTTCAATCACAATGCTCCACAGCCAGCCGGTGGCGGGGTCGTACTGTGTCCACCATGCCATCGCGTGAATTTGCAGCAATACAACGGCACCGGTTAGCAGGGCCAGCGCGGGTAATCGTTTGAGAATGCTCATACATGCGCCTCCCATTCGAGCGTGCAACCTAAGTACAGCGCGCGGGTGGTTTTCAAACCGACGCGATCTATCGTGCCGATCACGGTTACGTTCGGCAGCGCGCTGGCGTCACCGCATTTAAAGTGTGCTAAGCCACCCAATATATTGATGTCGTACATCGGGATACCGGCGTTTAATAAGTCACCGGCGACCTCAGTCGCAACGCCCAAGCCGCACGCGATTTGGTAGTTGCACTGGTTGATTGCGAGCTGCACCGTGCTTTGCACTGTGTTGTCGAATTCGTATTGCTTAGGCTTGATTTTGGCTTGCTCGCTCATGGCTGAACCTCCCACTCAATGCGGCAGTTATTTAATGCCGCCTGCATACGCGTAATGCGGCCCTGTGGGCTGCCACGTCGCGAAAACTGAACGCCATCCAGCTTGCGTACCGCCGCGCAGTTTTGAACGGTCAGTACGGGTTTAACGCGGTTCATGTCGATGTCTAAAATGCAGACGTCTAAGTCGGTGAGTTTGCCGACCGCGTAGGCCACATTGCCGAGCCGATCGATGTAGTGCGTATTCGCTGTTTGATGATTTAGCTGAGTCATGGTCCTAGCTCCCTTAAACGGCTTTGATTACGTCAGCCGTGACTTTAGGCGCGCCAAATTCGGCGGCTTTATTCATCGCGGCGATCAGTTGATTACCCACAGCCAGCGGGTACAGCAGACTGATGTTTTTGCCGCCGCGTTGGCGGCTAGGCACGGTCAACTTGTTGCGCAGCGCATCGATCGCGCCTTGATCCATGATGTCGCTCATTTTTTTGCCAGCGGCCGCGAGGCGGTGCGTCAGGTAGCCCTCTAGGTGGTTATCGAGCGGGTCGAGGGTGATCAGCTCAATGCGTTGCACAACCTCGCGCACTTCGCTGCGGTTTTCCGCTAATTTCTCGGCGAGTTCGGTCTGACCGATCAGCACGATGGATAACAAACGGTTAAAGCCGTCTTCGAGTTCGTAAAACCGTTTCAGGTGCTTCAGCGTGGGGATGCTCAAGCCGTGGGCCTCCTCGATAATCAGCACATGACGATTGCCCGCGCGGCGGGATTCGCGCAGCACGTTGTGCAGCTGGGCGTACCGCGCCTCGGCGCTGATTCGCATTTTTGCCTGCGGGTCTACGGTGCGAATAATCGCTGCGGCGATATCCGTGGCTTTTAGGCTTTTGCCTTTTTGATCATTGTCTTCAAGGCCCAAAACATACGGCTCTATAATCGTCACGGGCAGGCTTTCGCGGTTGATGCGGTCGATCAGGTCACGGCGCAGCGTGCTTTTACCCGCACCGGATTCACCGCATACGGCGATGAATCGCTCGCTGGTTAACGTTTGCGCTAGTGCCAAACGTACGTAGCGAACTTCGGGCGTGTCGTACACTTGCGCTGCGTCGGTTAGCTCGCCGAATGGGTCGGCGAAAATACCAAAATGCTTTTTGGTGTCTGGGAATAGCGGTTGCTTTCGTAGTAACATTTCAAAGTCCTCTTGGGTCTGCGTTCCGTTTTTGCTTTCGGGTGTGGTTTCAAATAGGGCCGCCAGCGTTGCAGCGCTGGCACCTTTTCCTTCCAGCAGTGCGGTAATGCACTGCTTCAAAACGTCAATATCTTTGTTTGCTGGCCACTGGCCGTGATTGCATATCGCGCTCACCGCTGGGCGGCTTAAGCCCAACGCCTCGGCCAGCCACTTGCGGGTTAGCCCTAAATCTTTTAATGCGTTATTCAAATTCAACATGCGTTGCCTCCGGTTTTTTGTTCGCCGGTGTACTCAGCTACAAGCTGCTCTATGTGCGACTCAGGCACGCCTTCCGGGTAGCGCGCGCTAATGCTGGCATAGTGTTTTGGCGTCCAGTGGATGTGTTGTTTTAGAAGCGTTGCGGCCTCGATGATGGTTAGCGTGCGGTCGGCGATACGGGCCACACCACCCACGCTGTGCGCGGTGCCACGGCGCGGCAGTACACTAACCTCGGGTAAATCGTCGAGGTGCTTGTAGGGGTCGATACGACCACCAAAGGGGAGTTTTTTAGCTTTGGCAGCTGCGGTGGCTTCGTCATCGGTATCCACCTCGTAAATTAGGCGCTGAACCTCTTTGCGGTTGGTGTCCAGCTGGGTGTCGGCCGGGGCGGCAAATGATTCGCCTATCACCGGCGCATCGGCGCGGAATCCGTATTCATCAACCTGCACCGCGATCACTGGGTACAGCACTTCTTTGCCGTCTTGATACAGCACCACCCAAGCGCGGCCCTGTTCCAGTGGATTAACGGTTAGATCAAGTTTTTCGCGGATGCGAACGCCCGGCACTTGCGAGACGTCGTACACGGTTTTCTCAAATTGCACGGTCAAAAAATCATTCACGCGGCACGGCTTTGGTTCGCGGGTTAATAGTGCGCGGGCTGCATCAATATCGACGATGCGCAGTTGCTGCTGAGTGATTTTCATCCACGCGTTCAAGCGGGTCATGCCGTGGCGGCTGTGCGCCTTTGTGGCGTTGTACCAGCGCGCCCAGCGCTGGCCCTGTTCGTTTATCCAATCAATAGTGGGCACGTCGCAGTATTTAAAGCCGCGCTCAAATGATGTCTCTACGATGTTCTGAGCGTTCTCGACTTGACCGGTCGCGCGGCTGTTTTGCACCGCGTGAATGCGGTACTCAATGCCCATCGCGGTTAAAAAGCGTAAGAATGTTTTGGTCGCTGCGGAGCCGGGGTCAAAGTACAGAATACTCGGCACGCCGTATAACGCGCAGCCTTGGCGCTCGCGCATCGCTTCCAACAACGATTCCGCAAGATTGGCGAGGCTCTCACCGCCCGCGACGTACCAGACGAATACCGCGCCGGACGTGTGGTCGGTAACGACATAACGAGTAAGGCGCTGGCGCTTGATCTTCTCGAAGTTGCCCGGCTTGTTTTTGTAAAAAACAGCGGGATTCATATCCTCCAGCCCACCTTCTGGCACGTAGTACAAAACACTGATCGACGCGTCGATCTGCCATACGTGATTGGGATGCTCGCTGCGCAACTCGGTCGCTGGGGTTGGGCGGCGTAATTGATCGGGGTGCAAGCCGTACTGACGCAGGGCGCGGGCGCAGGTGTTAGTAGACAACAGCGTCACTTCGCCAGTGTTTTCGTCAATGCGATCGGCACGGATCACGTCATTCGCGCGCAACTCCATCAGCGCCGCTTCTATGCCGCCAATTTTTTTATTGTTGTTGCGGTAGGCTTGCATCAAATAACCGCTCAAAACTACGGCCTCGTCGCGACTGAGAGTAATATTCCCCGCGTCTGCACGACGCTTGCGGCCAACCTGCAAACCGATATTTTCAAATTCGCGATATAGCGTTGCCATACTCACTCCAAATCGTTCGCAGGCGCGTTTTAATAGCGCCTGCTTTTTGCCGTGGCCTACTGTCTGCGCTTCGCGCCAGACGTCGACCAACATCTCTGCGTTCAGCGCCATGATCAGCTCTCCGCTGCGTCGTCGAATTGTTGCCACTCGGTTTCACCCGACTTGGGAAACGCCTCTTCCAGCTCGATGACGGATTTCTTTATTTGCAGTAGTGCGGCGTGCGTCATCTCTTCGGAGTCACCGCCGTGTAATGCATGGTGATCGCTAATATCAATCATGGCTTTGCGGTAGATCGTGCCTAGCGTGGTCGTGATTTGCTGAGTGAGCGTGGTGACTTCATTTAGGCTGCGCTGCAGGTGCTCGTCGGGGTCTGTTAGCTTCGCGGCTTTGCCGTCGACCTTCGTGTGTAGCTCGTCGATCTGTTTGTTTTTGTTTTCGAGCAGCTTGTCTTTCGCTTCCGATTGCTGCTTTGCATCACGCAACTGTTTGCGTAGTGCGGAACAGCTCATGCGGTCGATTTCATCGAGCGATATACCGCGCACTGAGCCGTCGAATTCGAGTTCTTTGATCTCTTCGTCGTCGAGCACCAGCATTTCAAAAAGCTTTGTCTTACCCAGATTCGCCAAATTGGTCGTTAACGACGAATTTGAAAACTTCAACGTCGCCTGCATCGTGCGATTAACAAGTCGCTGATCCATCCCGAGACGCTCACAGCGCCCCATAAACTCACCGTGCTCGCATTGCTCTTTTAGCAATAACAGACGAGCACCCATGCCGAACAACTCGGCGGCGATGCGTGAGCGTGCGTCGGCGATACCGGCCTCTAACGCGTCAGGGTTTAGCGAGCCGTCGTAGCGCAGTTCTTGCGCCAGAGCCGTGGCGTTTTCTTTCTGTTCTGCAGTCAATTGCACTATCGCGTTAGCGGCGTCGGCCGCGTCCTCACGGATTACCGGGTGTTCGTGTTCGTGATCCAGCACAACTGATGGGGTTTGTTTACGAGCCATGATTAATATCTCTTATTAGTTGCTTGGTGTGGTCATGCGATTACGCATTTCCGTTAAGCGCTGCTGTGCGCTGTCTAAGTCGTGCAACACGCCCATTGCTCGCTGAGCAACGCGCACGCTGGCACGAATTCGGTTCGTCTCGGGGATGCGTTCGGCCCAGCCGGTGGACTCCAGCGTTGCGACGTAACGGCTCACGTTCGGCGCGCTGAATCCCGTGGCTTTAACGATCTCGGTGGACGTTAAGCCGTGCACTGAGTGACGCAGCACTAGATCGAGCACGGTTAAAATCGCCTCGGCGGATTTGTGAATGCTCATGCGACGCGGCCTCCTTCGAGAATAGGGCGGAAGAGCAATCCTTTGTTAAGCTGGGTGTCTGCAACCACACCACTCAACAAAGGACGCCCCTCCATGACAGACTCTTTAATACTCAGCCAGCAGGAACTGACTGAAAGATCACTCGACCAGGAAGGACTGGTCACGCTGTTACGCGACGAACAATTCGCTGACCGATTTTTATTGGTTAACCTGCTACTGGCGCTGGATAACGCACAGGTCATCAATGCCAGCGAATTCTTAAAACTCATGACCTCTGCACTCCAAGGCATCGGGAAAGAAAGTGACCGATACGCGACCAGAGACCTGATACAAGAGTGCCAGCTGGCTCTTGCTGCAAAGGATTCTGACCCGGCGCATTAACAGCACGCTCAGCTATCAGGCGTTGACGGATCGCGTCAACGCGCTCTGGTTTAAGTTCGGCATGCTTTGGGATATACGCGCTCATGCTGCGCTGTCCTTGCGGCTAACTTGCGGCAGCTGATCTTTTGGTGGCCATATTTTTTCAATCGGCTGACCGATCACATCTGAAATACGCTGCATGACGCGTTTACTCACACAACGTCCGTGAATAACCGTGGACATCGTCGTGCGCGAAACGTCCAGTTCGTCAGCAATGACCGCTGGCGTTGTGCCACTCATGCGGATTGCGGCTTTAATTTCTTCTGCGTGCATCTCGTTATCTCCTAGCTAATTTGTTAGCCTATTGCGCATTCCGGTTAGTCGGAGTTGCAAGACTTATGAGTTATTGTGGTACGGAAATCCGTACCTGTCAATAGTATTTGAGTATGGATTTTCGTATGTCATCAATCGGTGAACGTTTAAAAGAAGAAAGAGAGCGCTTAGGTCTGACCATTCCCGAATTCGCTGAGGCAGCGGGGTCTAAAAAAAATACGGTGATTGATTGGCAAAAAGATGTTTCAAGCCCTCCCGCTATAAAACTATCTGCACTTACGAGCATCGGCGTAGACGTGATGTACGTACTCACGGGCCAACGCACGAATATGGAATATTCATTAAATCGCAAGGAAGAAGCGCTACTAGACAACTACCGTCACTGCGTGGCGGAGGATCAAAAGGCCATCTATAGGGTGGCACTTAGTGCGGCCAAAAAAGAGGAACAGGACGTTCTGAAGAAATCGGGTTAGATTACTCAAGGAACTAAACAAGGAGATTGCTATGTTGAAATTAATCGCTATTGCATTACTTACACTCGCAAGCAACACCTGGGCGGGATCGTATTACTCATGCACGGATGCCAACGGTAAAAAGTCATTTCAGGCGATGCCGTGTGATGGTATGTCCGTTGATACAGGCGCAGTAGAAATTCAAGAAAGTAACAAATCGGGCAACAGAACGAATGTGCTTCGTTGGGCTTTTAAGCAATCTACTGATTCGATGACTGGTATAGAATCGTGTTCCGCATCAATGCGATTTTATGTAGGTATGGTTAGGAATGATTTTGTTTTTGCGCGAATGGCGCTGATTAAATTCGAAGGTCAAATATATTTAGCAGTAGCAACAGAACAACAACATCCACTGGTTCATAACAATATTTCTGGTTTAGGTATCAAGGTCGGAGAGAATAATTTCCAAGAGTTTAATTTAAAAATAGGTCAGAACAATCTTGGTTACGATCCGTCAATCAGCAATTTAATAATATCGCAACTTTCTGCGTCAACGGAGGCACAAGTTCGTCTTAGATTTTGGCCGTATGATCAAACGTATGATACCCCGGTCATTAAATATTCCGACTTAAATTCAGCTCTGGCCAAACTTGAGGCTTGCGAAATATAAAAAGGAAGGCCCAGCATAGTTGGCGCTAGCGGCTGGGAAAGTGGCGGGAAGGTTAGCGGCACGGACGCGCCGCCGGAGAGACTAACAACACATCATTAAACGGAGAGTCAAATGAGTGATGCAGAAGATCAAGCCCAAAAGATTGTTAATCGAATGAATGCGACATGGGTAAAGGCAGGCCGGTCACAATTTGAAACCGGCATAGGTACTGCTGTACTGGCACTGATCGAACGTGGAGAAAGTCTTACCGCTGAATCTATTATCGACTACTTGCAGCTAGAAACTGATAGCGGAGCGGATCTTATTATCCGCAGTCGGAACGAAGCTGCTGAAGAAGCGCTGCTGGCGGCAGTGCAGAAAAACTGCCAATGATTGCCGCCAGAAATAAACCGTCGTCTTCGGAAAACGACGACGGTAAATCATCAACCATTCTATGCAGCGCTGCTTTTACCGATTCTGCGTCGTAATTTTTCTGCTGCTCCGGCTTTTCATTCCCCCAGTTATGCTTATTCGCCCGCTTAACCAAGCGGCGGGTAATGCGTATTGCAGAATCTAAGCTGTCTAAATGAAATTGCAGCTCGTCTTTAACGCTCGCGTTTTCTGGATTGGCATTTAACTCTTCGCGGGTTTTATCCAGCAGTTCTGAATACTGCTGAATAAGGCCGGTGAAGCGCGCTAGCTTTGCGCCTGTGCCTTGAATGTCTTGTGGCTCTAGTTTGCTCATATGTCCTTCCGATTTATCAGTGAGTTAAAAAATGCCAGCGCGCCTGCGACAACAAAATACAAGGTGAGCGCGGTAGCAACGATCAATATAACTGCAACAAATTTTGGGGCTGGGATTACTTCGGCTGCATTCCAGTACTGTACAACCATCGACAAAACAACCAGATTGCACGCCCAAATAATGCCGGGCAAGAATAGTCGACGCAGCGGATCTTTAATCATAAAAAAGACCAAGCCATTGTGAGCGAGCATCCCTAAGCCGAGCATGAATGCGCCATCTGCAATGTAGCCCATTACGCAGTCACCACGCCCGCCGATCCTGTTCCAACAATTTTGAGCGATTCAACCTCGCGCAAGCCTTCGATGATTTTCAGCGTACCGGCCGGTACGTCACCTTCCAGCTCCGCGTAATCCGCAGCGCCCTTCAGCATCACGTAAACGCGCGCTGACGACGTGCCGGTGTTCGCGATGTTGTACACGTCCACCGGGTTTGAATTGCCCGCCGTGAGGCTTATAGGTGACGCGCTGGCGACATCCGCCGCGCCGGTATATGTTTTTGATGCCATTTTCTAATACCTCAGTTCGTCGAATTTATTCCAGTCGGCATTTCGTCCGACATTAAAGTTTATTGATTTTTTACAGTGCCCCCGGTCAACGTTATTCAGCAGCCACGCAACGCATTTATCAATAATTAAAAAATTAAATACTGGCGGGTGGTCGTGATAAATAGATTTTCCGAGGCGGCTGGATATCGTTTCGCGGCTGTCGTGAAATAAATACGCGTTACCCAGACAATCGAACGCGCGCCACAAATGATACGCCTTCACCGCCGCCCATTTTCGCGTCGGTGGCAGCACCGCCAAAAACAGCAATAAACACGCGACAGCGGGAAAACTGGCTGTGATTAAAAGCACGGCTACCGCGATCAGGAGTCCTAAGACGATCACAGATATCGGCAGCGCTAGCCTGCTGATTAAAAATTCAAAGGGGTTTACGTTATGCATCGGGTAATTCCTCGGTGGGTTGTGATTGTTGTGCAGCCGCTTCGCGCATGGCGATGACCATCGCGTCGATTTCGTCCCAGTCCATCGGCAACGTGCGCTCGTGATATACGTCGTTTTCGTCAGTGTGTTCGAGCATTGTGCTGAGTAACTTAAATTCATCATTGCTTAAGTAGCCCTCAGGCGTAACTGGGTTGCCAGCTCCGCCGTGAAACTTAATGCCGCGCAATAGCCAAACCGTCAAGGGCTGACCATTTTTAGTAACGTCCACAGGGATTGGCTTGTGGTTTTTACGTGGGATAACCGAGTCAGCGAGTAAAATAGAGTATGTATCTGAGGCGCGGTGCGTGGAAATGCTCATTGTGCTATCTCCAGTTTTCGTCTAACCGACAGCTTTGAAAACGTACCAGATGCGCCCGGTTGCGCCCGAAGGACTATATCGACAATTTCAGCAGTCAATTCAGCTTCAAAAAAACCAGCACTCTCTATGATTAGTATTTCGTTTGGGCCAGCCCGAAATGCAAATGTACCTACAATATTTTCACCTAGCCCAGTAAAAATAAACGTACCACCGACGGTCATCGCGGAATCTGTTGTTATATCATTATTGCTAGTTTGCGTACCGTCAATCGTGTACACATTCCCCGGCAACGCTTGCCAGAATCCGGCAACGACATCTGCTGAAAATACATTCTCAACACCCAACCAATAATCCCAATAACGTTTCCGCTCAATCTGCATCCAGTCTTCAGGTAGTGCGTTATGTAGGACTGCACCTGACCATTCTCGGATTGAAAGTATACGAATGCTGGCCTGCGTTTCCGAGGTTGCGTAAAATTGAACCAACCCATTCCCTGAGCCGTTTGCTATTACAAAAGCGGTTTTAATTCCGGCGGTGAAATTATATGGCTCGTCCTGCACGCCATTACTGCCGTGGTTTAAACGAACTCCACTGCCACTTGAAAGTGATAGTATCTCGTAGTCGATGATATATGATTTTGCGGGATCAAATACCCCCCCCTGCGCCGTTGCCGCTGGCCCAGAATCACCTGCCGGAAAATCAATTGAGATCAAACCATCTGAGCTGATTAATCCTCCTTGGTAGTACCAGTCACGATTTACATCCATAGAATCACCGACAAATGCACGATTACACTGATAGTCCGTATACTGCTCGTTGAATGGAATATCGAGAATTATATCGCCAGTGTTGCGGTCGCCGTTTACCCAAACCTTGATAGAGAATATACAGCCGAGTAAAAATGCTTGGTTCAAGGTAACTCGACTAGCAATAACGCCAATCCTAACTTGATCTTGATTGGCGGCAGTGTTATCTCTCTTAACTGCAAATGTATGAACCTTATTATCTGGTATGAAGGCGTAACCACTTTCACCATCTATCATGTGGTCAGTGAAGTACGGCCTGTCGTCAAAGGATTCAAGACTTGGGTTATAGTGCCAATCTAACCTATTAGCTTCTATATCACCGTCCATTAACTTTACCGGCGCGCTTGTAGTATTAATCAAAGCAGTGACTTCAATCTCAAAATCACCATCCAATACAACCGACTCACTCAACTCACCCCATTGAGTGCCGTTGAATTCAAATACGCTGCGCGTAATCAATTCATACGGCGACGTCAGTGCGGGTCGTAGCGGTGACGTCAGCGGTGATTTAATCATTGCTAAACTCCACGTGCGTACTGCTTATAATGGTTTCTAGGTCTTCGGCGTAGTGACGCAATAACGTCTCACGGTTAACAAGTGCGTCGTAAGCGGTGTCGCTAACGCACGCTAAATCGTTAGCAGTGACCGGCGGTAAAATCGGGCGCACGGGCAACGGTAGCGGTTGGCTCACGTATTCGATACGTGACGCGCAGCCGGTGTTAATGCCAAGAGTTATCAAAATGATCGCGGTCGCCAGCAGCGTTTTTTTGTTCATTCGCGATGATCTCCTCTTGTTGTTTTTTGTGTAATTTAGCGCGCTCGGTATTTATTTTTTGATACGTGTCGGCAGATTGCTCTGCACGATCCGCGCGTTCGTCTGCGTACTCAGCTTTTTCCGCTTTGCGTTTGGCTTTTTCCGTCGCGGCTTTGCTTTTGTAAAACATCGCAGCGATGGCTCCTAATCCGGCCAGCCAGCCGATTAATCGTGACGCCCAGTTATTCATAAAACTCCGGCTCGCTGCGCTCATTATTTGAGCGCCGTTTTTGGGTTTGTTTTTCGGTGTATTCACGGCCAACCCATGCGCCCAAAATACCCACGGCAGCAAGGCCAAAATCAGCGGCGTTCATTTCTGGGATTGTTCCGAACGGGGTTTCCATGCCCGAGGCGACAAATTTAATAATGAGCACAAGCCACGACACGCTCACAAAAAACAGCGTGACGCTTTGCTTGCCTCGGCTGTCGCACAGCGTCGGTACCGCTCTCATAATTGTTTAGCCCGCGCGATACGTAACGCATCTTCCTGCGTGTATAGCCCACGTACATACACGGTTTTGGGTTTGCGGAATTTGCGCGGCACTTTTACCGCTGTCAGTATTTCGCCGCGCGGATCGATCCAGCGGCCGGGTGTAGAGATATGCACCCACTGGCCAAATTCTAAAATGAGTTGATCGAATTGAACTTTCCCAGCGGCTTGCAGGTGAACAATCTCCCGCGCTAACTCCATCGGCGTTTTACCCACAGCGTTAATGTCTGCGGCCAAACCGGATACGTGCTGCGACGTGTCAACGCCACCAACGCGTCTATTCAGCTTTAAACTTCGGTAGCCGCTGCTCACATTAATAACAGCGCCAATATGATCCCGCACTGGCTGCAATACGTCGCTACACAGTCGGCATATATTTCCGTACACATGCCCGGCAATTTTTACGCTGTTATTGATGCTGTGACGCGTGGCGGTTTGGCTGCGCTCGAATTCGTCGAGATAAAAATCGTTCGTGATTTGATGTCGCTGCATTACATGGCCCCGCTGGATACGCTAATTAAAACGTGGTGGGTTTAGCGATTGATCGCACAAGTGCCATGCAACCCGTTTGTAAATCAGTTTTACCAATCGCTACCCAGCGCTGGTCTGGACTGATATCGGCAATAGGATTTTCGAGTTTTTCGACTAGCTCGCGCAGCTCTTCCGCTTTTTCTTTGACTTCGTTCATCAAGTCAATTTCTTGCTGATTCAGCTCACGATAGCCTGAGATTTTTTTGTGTTGGTTATCCATTACATGATCCTGCCCTAAGTAGTCGATTAAATATTGCTAGTTTTTTTGCTAGTGAGGTCAGTTTGCACGATGCGCGGGAGGTGATCTTTTAAAGGGCTTTAAGATATTGCGGAGGGGTTGATCAGTACACTGAGACTACGTTTTTTCAAGAGATCGCACAAATGGAATTTATAGATAAACTTAGCGGCTACTGGCCGATAATCGTGTTGATTATTAACGTTTTCGCGTTCTGGATCGCGTGGACGTATCGTAAAACAACGGTTAGCCCGGAAGCGTTTGGCGAGTTTACCGCGTCTGTAGACAGCGCGATTGAAAAGCTAGGTCTCGACGTTAGAAATAATCTCAGCGACCACGAAAAACGTATCACCACGGTTGAAGCAAATTTAAAGCACAGCCCTACGCACGAAGATATCGAAAAAATACACGTGCGGCTTAGCGGTATTTCTCGCTCGACGTCAAAAGTCGAAGGCGCGACAAACGCGATGGCGAATCAGTCTGCGCTTATCTATCAACATTTATTAGATCAAAACAAAGGTGGCAAGTGATGAACTTTACTGAACGAGTCGCAGAAAATCAGCGCCTATTGATTTTGCAAATGCTGGAGCAAGACGCGGGCTATTCTCACAATGAAATGGTACTGCAAAGTGGTCTCGAATCGATGGGACACAGCGTAAGCTTGGATAAAGTACGTGCGAACATGGACTGGCTAGCCGATGTGTCGTTAGTCACTGTGTCTGAGTCGTCGATTGGTAAAGTCGCAAAAATTACCGCACGTGGTCTTGATGTAGCCAAAGGCCGAGCCGTAGTGACCGGCGTATCCCGTCCTTTACCGGGGGCATAATCATGGCGCGTAAAAGCAGCATTAAAAAGCGATTAACATCGGACGAGTTAGAGCAGCTTCACGCGTGGCTGAACGATCCCAAACTCACACAGCTAGAAACTACCGAAAAAATCAACGAGCTGATAGAAGACCGTGGCGGCGACCCCGTGACTAAATCCGCGGTTAACCGCTACAAACTCAATATCGACGAAGTTGGGGCCTCGATGCGTGAAGCACGAGAAATGGCTGAAATCTGGATTGGTAAACTCGGCTCGGCACCGCAAAGCCAAGTGGCGAACATGACGAGCGAACTCATCCGCACCGCGCTGATTGATCTCTCCCTGGCACTGAAAAAAATGACACTCGGTGAGACCGATCCTGATGTCGTATTCGGTGCGATTAAAATGGCAAAAGATTTAGCATTCGCGCACGAGAAGTTAGAAAAAGCCGTGTCTGAAACCACCGATCGCGAAGTGAAGATTAAAGAGATCGCGCGCAAAGAAGCGCTGGCCGAAGCGGCAAGCAATGCTGAAACGGCGGCACGTGCTCAGGGCATGGACGAAGATCAAGTCGCGTTCTGGCGTAACAAAGTGCTGGGGATTTAATCGTGGCGATGAAACCGTTAGGCGATACGATCCGCTGCGTCGAGTGGGAGGAATTACCGTCACGCGCGCGTAATATTCCCGACGGTTTTAATCCGATGGATGCTGGCGTTTTAATGCAGCATCAAATTGATTGGCTGCGCATCACGACGCCGATCAAGGTGTGTAGCAAGGGCCGTCGTACGGGCATTACCTTCGCTGAAGGCTTCGATGCTCCGCTCACCGCTGGCGCTACAAAAGACGCCGGAGGTATGGACGTTTATTACATCGGCGACACGAAAGAAAAAGGCCTTGAGTTTATTGGTTATTGCGCGAAGTTTTCAAAGACGATCGCAATGGCTCAGGCGGGCGGTATTTCTGAGATCGAAGAATTTTTATTTGAAGATCAACAAGACGACGGCTCGACAAAAAATATCACAAGTTACCGTATTCGTTACGCCTCCGGTTTTAAAATCGTTGCGCTATCAAGTAACCCGGCGAACATTCGCGGTCTGCAGGGCAAGGTAATTATCGACGAAGCCGCGTTCCACCGTAACGTTGCCGCGGTGATCGATGCCGCGACTGCGTTATTGATCTGGGGTGGTCGTGTATCAATCATCAGTACGCACAACGGCCGTGCGAATGCTTTTAATGCGCTAATAAAAGATATTCAAGACGAGCGCTATGGCGACAGCGCCACTGTTTATACGTGTACGTTCGATGACGCGGTGGCAAACGGTCTTTATGAGCGCGTGTGCATGATGAAAGGCGAAGCCGCGACCATCGAAGGTAAGAAAAAATGGTACGCAACAATCCGCAATGCTTACGGCCCTCGTAAAGCGCAAATGCGCGAAGAGCTGGACGCAATCCCTCGCGACGGTACCGGCACAAGTATGCCGGGCATTTGGATTGATAACGCGATGCAAAACGAGCCTAAGCGTCCCGTGGTGCGATTGTCGCTAGCTGATGACTTTACCGAGAAAGCTCCGGCTGAACGCGAAGCATGGTGCGACGATTGGATTAAACGCAATATCGATCCAGTTTTAAAATTATGTACCCTCGAACACCTGCATGTATTTGGTCACGATTTCGCACGCCACCGCGATTATTCTATTTTTTCACCGCTGGCGATCGAGCCAAGCCGCCGCTGTTACACCCCGTTTGTATTGGAGATGCACAAAGTACCGACGCGCCAGCAAGAGCAGATTATTTGGTACATCATCGACAATTTACCGCGATTCTGTGGTGGTGCATTTGATGCAACCGGCAGCGGTGAAACGCTGGCCGAATACACCGCGGATAAATACGGCAGCGGCCGCATTGCGCAGGTCAAGTTAACCCGCGCTTGGTACGGCACATGGATGCCGAAAATGATCCAGCGATTTGAGGACGGCACGATCATCGTATCGAACGATCAAGACCTTGCAAACGACTTGCGCGCGGTTGAAGAAGTCGACGGTATCCCGATGGTCAGCAAACAACGTCGGAAAGATTTAAAAGACCCAGACACCTATCGTCACGGCGACTTTGCGCCGTCGTTGGCGCTGGCGATTTTCGCCAGTATTGAAATGAGACAAGGGCCGGTCGAAGTGGTGAGTAGCCACCGCCGCAAATCAGCCGGAATCCTAGAGGGCTACTAATGAGCAAGAAAACCATCACTGATCACATCGTCACGCGCGATCGCTCGCCCGATTTTAACGCGTTGGGTAATTACCTACCGAACCCTGACGCAATTTTAAAAGCCAAGGGTAAAGACGTTTCTATTTATCGTGACTTGCGTGGCCACGCTGCCGTGGGCGGTGCCATTCGTCGACGTAAAGCGGCGGTAACGTCGTTGGAGTGGGGTTTAGAGCGCGGCAATGCATCGGCACGGGTTGAGGCCAATATTCAAGCAATTCTCGACGGTCTCGACATAAAGCGCGCGTTTAAAGACATTCTCGAAGCGAAAGCGTATGGCTATCAGCCTATTGAAGTTATGTGGGCGAAAGGTCAGCGTTTTTCTGCGCCGAGCGAGTTAGTTGCTAAGCCGCCTGAGTGGTTTTTGTTTAATACGGATAACGAGCTGCGTTTCCGTACCCGCGACTCGATGATGACAGGCATCGAGTTGCCACCGCGTAAAATTCTATTACCACGCAATGAACCAACATATCAAAACCCGTGGGGCATCGCTGAAATGAGCATGGTCTTTTGGCCCGCGACATTTATGAAAGGCGGGCTGCGCTTTTGGGTTCAGTTTGTCGAAAAATACGGTACGCCGTGGCTAGTGGGTAAAGTTCCGCGCAATACTCAATCGAAAGTAAAAGCCGATTTGGCCGATGACCTTGAGGGTATGATTCAAGATGCGATCGCTGTAATTCCTGACGATTCGAGCGTCGACATCATCGAAGCCGCAGGCAAAGGCGGCAGCACCGACGCGTTTGAAAAATTGCTCATGTATTGCCGCAGCGAAATTAACATCGCGCTGCTGGGCCAAAACCAAACCACCGAATCCAACAGCACCAACGCATCCGCAACCGCCGGGCTAGAAGTCGCGGACGATTTGCGCGATGACGACGCGGCGCTCATTTGCGAGACCATAGATACGCTCATCGAGTGGATCATGTACGCAAACGGTATGACCGGCGCAGCGCCAAAATTCAACATGTGGCAGCAGGAAGACGTCGACGACAAGCAAGCCAAGCGCGACGAGATTCTAAGCCGCACTGGCGTTAAATTTTCGAAGGATTACTTCAAGCGCTCGTACGATTTAAAAGACGACGATTTTGACGACACGCCGGAGCCTGATCCGGTACCGGCGAAAGTTGAACCGACAGCGAAAGTGGATCCCGCACAATCGGACGCCGTGGAGTTTGCCGAGGGTGAACCGGCTGCGATTGATCAACGTTTGCAAACATTAACCGAGCAGCTGCAAACCGCAACAACCGAACCGCTGGACGTGTGGTTTACAAAGCTGCGCGCGATCGTCGACGACGCCGATAGCTTAGACTCACTGCACGAAACACTGCTGGGCGGTTACAACGCGCTCGACGAGTTTGATATGACCGTCGTTTTAGAAACCGCATTCGCGGTGGCTCAGGCACGCGGTGCGGAAGACGTAGCGAATGAAGTTGGCATGAAAATGCTGGCGTTCGCGGAACCGGCCGATCAATTTAACGAGCAGCTCGCAGCGCTTCAAATTCGTTTGCGCAATCTGGTACCGACGGAACGTTGGGACGATTTCAAAGGCGCAGCGCATGACCGTGGTTTCATGGTCGCGGGCGCGATGAAAGCCGATCTATTAAATGACCTCGCTGGCGCAGTAACACGCGTGATCGAAAACGGCGGCACGATCGAAGATTTCCGACGCGACTTCGACGACATCATCGAGCGCACCGGCTGGGCATATAAAGGCGAAAAGAATTGGCGCACGCGTACGATCTACACGACCAATATGAAATCGACGTACCACGCCGGAAGGCTGGCACAGCTCAACGATCCTGAGTTGCTAAGCGTTGCACCGTTTCGTATGTATCGCCACGGCGGCAGCGCGGAGCCACGACCCGAGCATCTAAAGTGGGACAAAATCGTTCGTCGCGCCGACGACCCGTGGTGGGACACACACTACACCCCGAACGGCTGGGGCTGTTCGTGTTACGTGATCGCGGTATCTGAAGCGACAGCAAAACGCATGGGCGGAAGTTTTGAAGACCCCGCGGCTGATGAACCGGGCGATATAGATGACGGTTGGGATTACGCACCAGGTGCAAGCGTCGACGCTGAGATCCGCGACATCGCTTCTAAAAAAGCGATCGCATTAAATGACGTGCTCGCAGCCGCGTTTAAAGCCGCGCTAATTCGTGAACTTGGGGAGCGGTTTTTATGAGCGTATCTGTAACGCTTGACGATAAAGAAGTCAGCTCTGCGTTACAGGCGCTGCTCGATGCAGTCGGCAACATAGACCCGGCGCTGAAAGAAATCGGCGACGTTCTTATCGACAGCACGAAACAGCGATTCAATACTGAGACCGCACCGGACGGTACGAAGTGGGAAGAAAATTCAATAGTGACGCTGCTCAACTACGCTAGGCCATTTAAGACGAAACGAGTTGCACGCATCAAAAATAAGAAAGCCGGTACCGGCGAGTCAAAACAGTTGCGCTCTCAGATTTTCAAGAACGTCTCAAACGGTGAACTCGAAATAGGCTCACCGCTGATCTACGCGGGCACATTCCATTTTGGTGCTAAAAAGGGACAGTACGGAAAGCGAACCCCGTGGGGCGATATTCCATCGCGTGAATTCTTGGGGTTGTCTGAAGACGATCGAGAGTCGATACTGGACATCGTCCGCGACCGTTTCGCATTTTCATAGATTGCAATAGAATTACAGAATCGTTCCCACTATCTACCACGTGATCCCGTTATCCCCCGGAATTATCTCGTCGTTCCGTGGTGGAATATCTCAGTGGTGTTCATGATGGTATGGGAGGCGGCTGGACGGTTGAGCAAAAGCTGAACATCATGAAAGACTCCCGCATTGGTACATACGGCTCTGTGGCTTT